TTATAACTTCAATTGCTCTTTCTATTTCGCCTTGTATATTTAATTTATTTTGCTGTTTTTGCCATCCATTAAAGTCTTTTCCATCATATTCTATTGTTAGTTTTATGTTACGCATTGCTTACTCTCCGTTCACTTTTATAGATTTCTTAATATAAATTATGAATTTACTTAAAATTTATACTACAGCCTTATTACAGCCTTGTAAAATATTTTTATAAATCTGTTATAAACGGGTAGTGCTTGCTGCACTTCCCCGTTATTTATTTTGAATATGTTTTATTATACATTATTTTTCTTCTTTTGTCTACTTGCTAAAAGTCCCAGTCATAGCCCTTCTTTATACCTTTTATATAAATTCTATATGTATAGTCTTTAAAGAAGTGCATTAATATTCTGTCTTTTAAAGTTAGTCTTTGTTTTAATTCATCTAAAATAAAATTTTTATCATAAATCATTTTAAATAATCCTCCTATTCTTCTATTTATATTTTATCATTTTATGTTTACTTTTTTAACTACTCTTCAAAATAGGTATTTTCTTAGAAACATCAAGGCTCATGCCAGTTTTACTTTTTACATTTTTCGACAAATTATGACAAGACTAATATCTATTATTTTACCTATTCTATAATTAAGTTAACCATAGTTCAGTTAAGCCTAGTGTAGTTAAAATAAATCTCACTTTGTTCTAAAATAATTCTGGAGGTGAGAAAATGATTTACGTAAATATTCAAAAAATATTAAAAACGCAAAAGAAAAGCAAATACTGGTTTATTAAAAATATGGGTGGTAGTTACCAGTCTCTGTCAAATCTTATGAATAATGAAACTGTTGGTATCAGATTCGATACATTAGAAAGAATATGTGAGGTTTTAGAATGTGAGCCACGGGGATATTATAGTAAGAAAAAAATATATTAAAAGAAAGAAGGTCGATAAAGATGAGCAAACTTCAAAAGCAATATAATGAATTAAAAGAAAAAGATCCAGAAAAAATTTATTTATTTAAAGTTGGTATTTTCTATAATATTTTAAATGAAGATGCTCGAAAAGTATCAAATGAAATTGGTTTAAAATTAACTGATTTAAGCCCAGAAATAATAAAATGCGGGTTTCCAATCGCCAAATTAGAAAAATACACGCAATTATTAGATTCTAAAGGGCTAAAATATGCCATCGTACCTAATCAAACATCTTCAAATCAAACTACTTCTTATGATAATATTATTAAAAAAATTATCAATTTAGACATGAATAATACCACATGCAAGGAAGCATTTGATATACTATATAATATACAACAAAATTTAAAAAATATACAATAGAGGGAAAATCCCTCTATTTTAATATTTGCGAATTAATTTACAATATTTTAAGTTTACCCAACCGCTTGGTGTTCTTGCCCAGTCGCCTTTTATTTCGTATGTGTCAAATCGTGTTCCGTTTGAATAAACTTTTTTTATTTTATAATTAGTTCCAGCACCAGCTCTTACATTCAACCCGCTTCTTGTATTTACTTGATACAAGCCTAATGAATATGAGCTAGATGTTTTTGTTGTTGTACTTGTGTTTGTATTTGTATTACTTGTGTATGTTAAACAAATCCAACCTTTATTTGTTTTTCCCCAATTTCCATTGGTTTGTGTTATTGTAACTGTCGTTCCATATTTATAGCAACCCAATATTCTATATCCTGTACTTGCACCAGCACGAATATTAAGTCCACTCTTAGCAGTAACTTTTACATTATAATTACTACTATTACTACTTGTATTATTTACAGTAGATGAAGATAAATAAGAACTACATACCCAACCAGATATAGGACTTGTTATTCTACTCCAGTTTCCAGAAACTTCAACAACTGTAACTTTTGTTCCATTTGCTAAACTTCCTATTCTAGTAGCATTTATACTTGCATTTGTTCTAACATTTAATGTAGATCCTTGCGTTGCTACATATCTTGTATAATTAACTGTAGAATTATTATTTGTATTATTACTTCCGCTTCCATTATCATTACTAAAAATCCAGAAGTTTCTGTAATTTGCGTATGTTTTAAAACTACTTTCACTAACAAATGCAGAATTTCCAGAAACTTTTACATTTGCAGCTCTTCTGCTTGCTGTCGTGAATTTTCCACTATATAAATACGGATCATATACTTGAATTGTATTTCCATCTAAACTAACTAATGTTATATAATGACCACCAGTAGTAAACAAACCACTTCCGCAACTTGCAATTATATAATATTTACTATTTCCGTTAGCATCTTTTTGTGATAAATAACTCATAGCTTTATCAAAAGAACTAGTTGTATAATATTCGTTAAAATCAAAATAGTCTGCAACAAATGGAAATGCACTCCATGCAGTACCATTATTAGAAGTTCTATATCCATTTTCTACAAATAAAGATGCCATTGTAGTTGGCAATATTGTTCCTTTACTTGATGAAACAATTATAGCTGCACTTGTCGGACCGCATGCACTAGACTTCATTGTTTGACTTCTATCTCCTATACTAGAATACATTACGTTAGCCCATCTACTATCTGCTTGACTATAATATGTAAGCCCTTGATATGAGCCTAAAAGTGAAAGTCCATTACCTGTATTAGTCCCATCGTAACTAATATTTTCTTGCTCTACTACTGCGTCTATTTCTAACGCTCCTTCATCTGTTACGCTTTCTTCCTCTTCAACTGTACTTTCTATAATTTCAGTTGTTGATAAATCTTCGCCATTTTCTGTAGCTTCTATAGTATCTTCTGCACTTTCTTGTACTTCGTCAGAAATAATTACAGTGTTATTAATATTTTCATCGTTCTTTATTTCTTCTATTAATTTATTTTCAATATCCCCCAAATTTTTATTTAAGTTAGGATCATTAAAATAAACACTACAAAATACTCCAGCAACAGCGACTATACTTGCTAATATTAATAATATTTTCTTTTTCATAATAATACCTTTCCTTTCTTACTTGACATATCTAATCCAACCATCATGAATATATGAATTTCTGTGTAAATCTAATGTATAATGATCAAAAACTTCACTTGCTCGCTTTTTTTGTATTTCGTCTTTTGGTATTCCGTTTTTTAAATCTTCTATAAATTCAACTAAATAATTCATACATTGGTTTTTATCAAGTCTTTTTATATCTGCATTAACATTATCTAATTTTTTATTTATTGGTTCTAATGCTTTTGCAAATTTATTATCTAATGCTTTATCAACTGGCTTTTTAGTTTTTTCTATAAATGTAAAAATTGTTAAAATAGCATTCAAAAGTGTTGCTAATGATATAATAATTACTGATAATTGTTCCAATTTACTTACTCCTCCTCTCTTGTAAAAATCTATAAAAAAAGCGAAAAAAATAACGCTCTAAAATTGAATTTAAGGCGTTTTTATTTTTCGTTAATATACTTTCATTACTTAATTTTAAGGCTTTAAAAGGATTTTTCATTGTAAGTAAATTATTTGTAATCTTCCCCTGTTATTTCTTTGTACTCTTCTGCTGTTATCCATTTACCAACAGCATTATATACCCTTGTTTTATTCCATATACCATTATTGTAATATTCTTTTACTTTTTCAAAATTCTTGCTCATGATTAAGCCTCCTCTAAATCAATATCGGTCATCATTGCTAAATACTCTATGTCGCCTTGCATTTTTCTTTCTTTTATTTCAGCTTTTGATAGCTCTCTTAAAATAAAATAGTAACCATCTTCATAATGAGCTACTTGTACTAATTCCATGTGCTCATATTCTTGTTTAACTACTTGTCCGTCTTCTTGTCCTTCTATAATTACTTTTGATAATTTACCTTTAAAATCATTTTCTGTAACTTCTGTTTCTGATACAAAATTATTGCCATTTAATTTTAGGTCTTTAAATTGTGTTCCATCAGATAACGTAATTTTCCACGATTTTTCCATTTTGGTACCTCCTTAAATAAATTATAATATAATTGTGTCATGTTTGTAATTTGCTGCATTGACATATTTTTGTAGTTTCCAGACATCCACGACTTAAATATGTTTTCTATTTCTTTATATGTTAATATATTTTTATCTAATAGCCTTTTGTATGCTTTTAATTTTCTCCTTTCCCTCGTTATTGCTTTTGGGTTAATTTTTCTTATAATTCTTCCTGTTTCTGTTAATTGGTATTTTATTTGTAAAATTTTAAATTGTTGTGATAATTTTACAATATGTGTTTTCTTTTCATTTATTATTAACCCTAATTCATTAGCAATTTTCCTAATCCCTTCTAATACTTCTTTTAAATATTCTTTACTTTCATGTATTAAATACATGTCATCGGTATATCTACCATAATACTTAATACCTTTTACTATTTTTATATAATTATCTATTCTTGAAGGATAAGCAATACCTATATTTTGTGAAGGTTGGCTACCAATATCGACACCTCTCCCATTTTTATTTTCTGCATTAAAGACATTAAATACATTTTTTAGAATCCATAATGTAATCTGTGCCTCTTCTTTATTAACTTTTTTTAAAAAGCTCTGCAAATTTTCCAAGCATAAATTATGTGGAATACTTGCATAATATTTACTAAAGTCTATTAATAGTATATATCCTTCATTACTTTTATGTTTTCTGTAATATTGGTGTAAATGTACTTCTAGTCTTTTTCTATGAAATGATACACCTTTATTTTTTTGACTTGCCCCATTGTCATATATTAAATAGGGAGTAATAGCTGGAGTTAAAACATTATCACAAATCAAATGATTTACAGTTTTATCTATCATATCATTTGTTGTAATATTTCTTATTTTGCCCCTTTCATTTATTGTAAATTTACTACCCTTTGTAGGTTTGTATTTCCACTCTTTAATATCTCTTTGCAGTTCAGCAGTTAATAACAAATGATTAACTTCAAAAAGCTGCGACTGATATTTAAAAGGTGCAGATTTTATTGCTTTCGTTCCAGCTTCATATATTTTATTAGCATCATAAAAAATATTCATAAAATCACTTTTATAGTATTACTGGTCGTAACCAAATACATAATGATTAGCATTTATCAATTTTATCAAATTGAAGGGATAGTCTTTCCTTTCCTTTTCCCATTGCCCTGCTATGGAAACTTAGTCCATTATTAATAGCTTGGTTGTGAAATCCGGACGAACACCACCAGAGTTAGAGGCGTTGTTGTTGTTCGCATTGCCGTTGTTGTTCACATTCGCGAAATTCGACGCAGAAACGACATTTAAAGATTACCCACTATTTTAGATCTTTTAAAAATCTATTGTCAGACTGTCTAAGAGATTTAATCATATTAAATTCTTTTTGAATTTCCAATACTAAATTTGTGTATTTATTTAGATCAGCATATAAGCATTCCCCTATATATTGTAATTCATCTTGCAACGCATTGCAGCAAGCCATCGCTCTATCCATTTCAATACGTCTTTCTTCAAATTCAGACATATAACTAGGAAATATTGTATTTGCAATTCTTAAATGTTGGCTTATTCCACATGCGAAATCTATAACTTTATTTGTAGAACGTTCTATTTGTTGCTTAAAATATTGATATGTTCTTTTTTTTATTCTTTCTTGATCATCGTTAGGGAACATTCTTATTTTTTCAGCAATAATATTTGCAATTTTTGTTTCACTAATATAAAAGTTATTTTCTGCAAGCTTGGTAACAGCCATTCTAATTAAATACGCATTATGTATTGTTTGTAATTTTGATTCTCTTCTCTTACTTTTCTTAATATCTGACATACGCTAATAATACTATTTACTCCTTTTCTTATTTACAAAGAAGTATATCATTTTATTTTAATTATTTTAACTATTCCAGAAATTAACTATGTTCTATGACAGGGCATAAAGCCCTGTCGATGTCTGATTAATAGATTAGGAAAGCCGGACGAACACCACCAGAGCTAGAGGCGCCGTTGTTGCCCGCACAGCCGTAGAGGTTCACAAACGCGAAATTCGACGCAGAAACGACATCTCTTAACCAGTACCATTGTCTAGATCCACTATCGTTTAAAGCAACAGTTAAATCGTGTCTATGCCTAAATAATGATAATTGAGATTTATCTATTGTATAATTATTAGGTATATTGCTTCCATTTAAGCAATTCTTAAATATATTGCTGCCATATACCATTGTTTCGTTCATCAATTCTATATCACTATCATACCAAGTTCCACCGCTTTCATAGCCGTTACTTACAGCATTTTGCAAATGATTTCTATGTTTTAAAATATGACTTGTTTCAAAATCATTTTTTATTATAGTTTTAAATGGAGTTAAATTAGTTGTGTACATTGCACTTCCAATATATGCTCCTGTAGTAACATTACTTGTATTCATTTGTGCATTTCCCATTGTTCGCTCTGGTATCATTAAAACATGAGGTGTAGTACATTCAGTATCCCCCATGTGTAATCTGTAATTTATATCTGCAACTATATATTTTCTATTACTAACTTTACCAATTATGTAGTCCCCTATATAAATGTCATCAAATGTTCCTGCTGCTATTTGTTTTGATAAAGTTCCATCATAAAATAAATCGGTTATATCTTTACCCCTATAAATTGCATTATGTGCTCCGGCATTTCTTGGAATGATACCACTTAATAAATTCTTAAATGCTATTTTCTTTGTTTCGCCATTACCCAAATCAACCATACACATTATATCTGTATCTTTTGCTTCGGTTGCTTCGGTTAATTCTGATATTTTTTTAATCATTTTATAGATCCTCCTTTAATATTTAAAATTATATTCCACCTATTATTAATTCTCCGCCTTCTGTAGCAATATTGTTGCCATCTTCTGTTGTAACAGGAGATATTGCTTCCATTACTAAGGCTTGTAAATTGTCTATTTCTAGTTGTAGTTTTCCTGCTGCATCTTCACTTAATTGTCCTTTTATTCTTTCAAACCAAACATCAAAATTTTCTGTTTGTTCTTTAAACCATTTTTCAAAGTCTTGTGTTTCTGCTTTTATCATACTGTCCCATAATGCCTTATATTGGTCTAATATATTTGTAAAATCTGGTGTTTGTACAGCACAAATTACATTTCCACAGTCGCTACTATTAAACCTTGTATCCTCTATTAAATCTGTCGTTATTGCAGTAGTTCCTGCCGGAATATTAATTTTTGCTATTCTTATTTCATATATACTTGTACCTCTTGTCAATGCCGGTGCAACTGCTTTCTCTGCAAAAGTTCCTTGTACTATTTCTGCTGTTATTTGCCTGTTAGGTATATCAAGTCTGATTACAATATTATCAATTCTATTTAATACACCATCTGCATTTGCAATGCTTAAAACTTTTTCTGGATCGTTATTATATCTATATCCATTTATATTTGCATCGCCACTTTCTACACTAACTGACATATTATCATTTGAAACTACTTTTAAGCCATTATTAAATATTCCATTTGTGAAATATTTTGATAAATGTAAAGCCCAGTCAGCAGCATAATACACTCTGTCAGCATTAACAGAATCGAAAAAACTACTTTTTTCAGCCATATTTTTGTCCTTCCTTTCTTATTAATTATCATCGTCAGTAAATGTTTCTTTTAAAGGCGTTCCAAATGTTGGTGTTATAGTAATTTTATTGCCTTCTATAACTTCTTCTACTTCTGTTATTCTTAGGTTTTCTTGTATATTCCAGCTTTCTTTTTTTATTGTTACAACATCTCCTAAATCCCAACCTTTTTTATAGTCATTTGCGTACACTTCAAATTTTATAGATTCTGATATTGAAGCTATTTTTTCATTTCCTTTTTCTTTTAAAACTTCATTATATTCGCTAGTAGTTAAATCTCCTTTTGCTTCACTTTTTGCGTCAACAAATGTTTCTACAATATCAAAATCGTGTAAGCCTGCTGTATTATTAATTTCTACTAATACTCTGCTATCTCCTTCGCCTTCTCCACCTACCAACACATCAGTATAAAGCGTACCGCCATCATTTAAGTAGTCCGCTTTATTTATGTTTGAATATTCTTCGCTAAATTCATAAAATGAATTATTGGTTTGCTCTACAGTTCTATTTAAACCTTCGTAGTTTTCAAACCTATACTTTTTATTTTCTATATCTGCGATTATTCTAAAACCTACATTTGCAGCTTTAGCAAGTTTTACCAAATAATTATAAATATTTTTGTAAGTAACTTGAAAAGTAATTTTTTCACTATCTATAGTTGTATCTGCTATTTCTAACTTGCTAAATGGTGTCATTTTATTTAAAATTACTCTCATTCCTGCAAGTATTTTTCCAGTAAAGTTAATTCTTTTCTTTACTATTCTTCTGTATAACAAATAAGATAAAAACCTACCAATTACAACTAATTCTGTAGTATTTGTACTTTCTATTATTTCAACGCTTTTAACAAAACCCGCTTCTTTGCTTTCTTCTCTTATTATGACATTATCCTTTTTGAAAATAGCTATATTTCTTTCTGTCGCTTTTAAATGTAATTCAAATTCTCCTGCTTCAAAATATTTTCTACGCCATCTTAGGGAAGTATATTCATCAATTACACCTTGAAAATTTAGATCCCTATCATATATATATAATTCAATGTTTTTCATATTACACCGCCCCATATTCTATACTATAAGACACTTTTGTTTCTAGGCTTTCTTCCCCATCTTCTGCACCTGCTCTTAGAGTATTATCGCCTGAGTGCATTTGCAAAAATTTGCTTCCATATTTCATTTTATAGTTAATATTTTCAGTCTCATTTGTAGATGTAGGAATATAAATTACATTCTTATTACCTCTATGTGTTGTAATTATAATCTGGTCGCCTGCTTCCATTTCAATATTTACTGCTATTTTTTCTTGCGTATTTACATTTATCAAATATGGATTTAAAACTTTACCATTTGCAATAAATCTTATTGTAACACCAAATTCTATATTTGTATCATTTGTTATTGTTCCCATAGTTGTTACATTTTTTGTTGCAAATTCTATTCCTTTGTCTTGCTCAGAAATCATAGGAAAACAGAATTGAGGCGTCCACGTAGACATGGACGCTTCTGATTCTTCTATATCTTTAAAATATGGATAAGGACATATAAGAGAAATTGTAAATGTTCTAGGTACTCCTTTTTCTGATACATCTACATCTTCTACTATATATTCAATTTTTCTTTCTATATCATCTTCATAATAATATAACGTTCCTATTGTATCTAATGGAAATATATTATATAATGTTTCTCTTCTTTTTGCGAAATTATCTACAATTATCCCATTTATTACTATATTTCTTTTCTTTACGCTCGTTCCTGTGTAACTTTCTCCTATTCCATAGGCACTTGATACAGTAGATACATTACCTTTTACATCATATAGTCCATCTGTAGAAGTAATAAAAAAAGGAAAATCATAAGTAAATGTTATTTTATTGTTCTTATTGTTTTCACAAATAATTTTTTTCATTATAAACATTTCTCCTTTTCTTATAATATTTTACGTATGCAAAAGTTTATATTTTTGTATTTCTCTTCTTAGTAATCTAGCATTTTCTGCTGGAGATGTTTCTGTCGGACTATTTATTGTTAAATTAAAGCTATTATCAATATTATTATTACTTGGTGTTTCTTCCATTCCATTAGTATATTCTTGATTTTCTTTTGCAGTTAATACTCTTTCGCCTTTATGTAGTAATGCCAAATAATCATCATAAGGTACGTTTGCCATACCAACTTTTAATCTTGGTATATTTAATTCATTTAATCTACTAATATTTACACCCGGTATATTATTAATAACATCAATAGCCCAGTTTATTGACCTTATAAATCCGTTAATAGTATTTTGTGCAAAACTAATTATTGAATTTACAACATTTTTAAAAGCTCCGCCTATAGCGTTACCTATTGTTGTTCCTATATTGGTAAACATATTTTTAATTGTATTCCAAATTCCTTGAAAGAAGCCACCAACATTACTAAATATACTTTTAATTCCATTCCATGCAGCTTGAAAACTATTTTTAAAGAAGCTCCCAACACTAGCAAATATATTTTTAATTCCATTCCAAATATTTTGAAAATATTGTTGCCATGTCCCAACAATGCCTTTTATTGCTTCCCACGCACCGCTAAAATCTCCATGAAAAACAGCTGTTACAGCACTAAATATACCTTTTATTGTATCAAATATTGCTTGGAAATAACCTGTTACTGCGTCCCATATAGTTTTAACAACAGTCCACGCAGTTTGAAAGAATCCACCTATTACAGTACCTACAACACTAAATATAATTTTTATGTTTTCCCATATAGCACCAAAGTATTGTACTACCATGTCCCATACTGCCTTTATAACTTCCCATGCTACCCTAAAGTATGTACCTAATACTTGCGAAACAACAGAAAATACAGCTTTTATATTTCCCCAAATTGCTGCAAAATATGGCTGTACTAAATCCCATATTGTTTTTATAAATTCCCATGCAGCTTGGAAGGCACCCATTAAAGACTCTATTACAGGTTGTAAACTTGCTTTTATTCCTTCCCATAAAGCTACAAAATATGGTTGTACTATATCCCATACTGCTTTAATATTATTCCATACATTAATTACAGCATTTTTTATTACTTCAAATACACTCATTACTAGGTTTCTAAACCACTCACATTTATTCCATAATAATATAATTGCTGCTATGATAGCAGTAATTACTAAAATTATAGGGTTTGCAGCTATAAAGCTAAATAAACCACTTGCAGCAGTCTTTATTGTGCTAAACATTGATACAATTTTCGGTCCGTATGTTAATATGGATCCTATCGAAGAAATAATTTTACCAACAAAAATTAATATTGGTCCGGAGTGCAGCAACTAATGCTAATACTACTAACATTACCTTTTGTGCTGCCGGACTTAAATTAGATAACCAATTTACAAAATTAGATAATCCATTACATATTTTTTGTATTATAGGTAATAATATTTCCCCTAATTTGCTACATAATTCAGTCACAGTATTTTTTACTTGTTGTATTTTTGCTGCTGTTGTTTCATACCTTTTTGACGATTCTGTTGCCAATGCAGAATTTTGAGTCCATGCATCATTACTTATATTTAACATTTCTGTCATAAGATCTGAAGCACTTGATAGTCTTTTCATTGTATCTGTTTGTCTTAATGAAGTAACACCCAAATCATCTAATATAACATTTAAGTTTTCTCCACCAGCACTTGCGTCGCCCATTCCTTTTACTACAGCTTGAATAGCAGACATCGCGTCATTTTGCCATAAATTCTTAAAGTCATTTACTGATAAACCGGCTACATTAGCCCATGTTTTCAGTGTTTTAGAATTTAAGGCAACATCTTTATCAATTTTAGTAATAACAGCAGAAATTGCAGAGCCTCCTCCTTCTGCCTCCAGTCCAACACTTGAAAGTGAAGTTGCTAAGGCTAAAATTTGTTGCTCTGTTAAACCTACTTGTTTACCAGATGAGCCTATTCTTGTAGCCATATTTAAAATATCTGCTTCTGTTGTTGCTGCATTGTTTCCTAAATCAACTAATGCAGCACCAAATCTATCTACAGTATTTATATCAGAGCCCATAACATTATATAATTGTGCAATAGCTGTTGCCGCTTCATCTGAGGAAAGGTTTGTAGAATCTCCTAGCCTTACCATTGTTTCAGTAAATCCTAAAATATTTTCAGTTTTTACTCCTAATTGCCCAGCAGCTTCTGCAACAGATGCAATATCTGTTGCACTACTTGCAGTCCCCTCTGATAAATCAAATAAACCTTCTTTTATTTTTCTTAATTCTTCATCAGTTCCATCTACAGTTTTAGTTACTCCTGTAAATGCTGTTTCAAAATCTATTGCACTTTTAGCAACACCCACTAATGCTGCACTTGCAGCAGCACTAACAATAGTTAGTTTCTTACCTACATTAGTTATAGAATTTCCCAAAGTTTGCATTTTTGTTCCAACTGCTGCAATTTGCTGTGTTCCAACAGAGCCAAACGATTTAGCTTCTTTTTCTAAATTCTTTAATTTTTGTTCTGTTGCTACAATTTCTCTTTGAAAATCTCTATATTGTTGTTCTGTTATTTCTCCTTTATTAAATTGCTCTTGTACCTGTGCTTGTGTAGACTTTAATATATTTAATTTTTCTCTACATTCTGCAATACTTTTGTTTAATAAATCTTGTTTTTGCTTTAAAAGTGTAACATTAGTAGGATCCATTTTTAATAGCGTATTTACGCCTTTTAGTTCATTTTGTAGACTTTTAGTTTTATCATTGACACTTTTTAAGGCGTTACCTAATTTAGTGGTATCGCCTCCAATTTCTACGGTTATACCTTGTATTCTACTCGCCATCTATACCACCTACTAAAATAAAAGAAACAAGCTATTAATTGGCTCGTTTCTTCAATTTTTCTCTCAATTTAATTCTATCTGGAGTAGTTTTTTCTAATCTTTTAGCATTTTTTAAATATTCTCTACCTTCATCAGTTTGCGAACAATTATATATAAATGCTTCTCTAAGAAAAAATAAATATTTTACAAAATCTAATTCCTCTACTTCTAGCATTGATATTCTTAAATATTCTGCAACTCTTTTTTCCCCTATACTTTCTACAATATAACCTGTGTCCATATTATCGTCATTATCCGGATAATATGGACATTTTAGTTTTTTGAATTTTGTATGCTATTAACCCATTCAAAATAATTATTTAATAGATCCACTATTTCGTCTATGTCGTAATTATCTTCTACTTGTTCAGTAGAAATTTTAAAGTTTTGTCTATTTTTGCTTAAAGCTAAAGATACAGCTTCTGTAAGGTTGCTTATGTCTTTTTCTCCTAACTCTTCTGTATTTTTTACCTCGCTTAAAGCAGCTATTTTCTTTAAAACTTTTAATTTTGGTGGCTCTATATTCAATATTTTGCCATTTTTTAGTTTTATATCAAAATACCTTGTTTTTAATTTTGTCATATCATACATAATAATATTCCTCCTTTTACTTTTAAAGAGAGATGGCTGTTTATTTTATACCATCTCTCTATTTTTTTAGGCTGTTTGCTCTATTTCTTCTTGTAATAAAATTAATGTTCCTTCATCATCTGATGGTGCTGCTTCAAATTCCGCATCAATAACAGTTTCTTTATCCTTAGCAAATGCTAATGTAAAGCCTGCTGTATTTTTACCAACTACAGTAACACGTACATCTCCATCAACAGGATCTTTATGTACGAAATGTATAATGTAGCTTTTATTGTCGTTATTATCAATACCACCAATTTTTACAGTTCTTATACCTTTTTTGGTATCTTCTGTAACTCTACCAGTAGCTACTAATTTCTTTAATGTTTCTCCGTTCCATGTCATAATACCAGATTTTAATTTTGCTTCTTCCTTAGTGATTATAGTTTTTTTAGCTTTTCCTAAATCATCTTCTGCTGTATAATATTCTGGTTTGTACTCTAATTCAGCACCACCTTGTATATATCCTGCTAAATTAGTATCTTTTTCAATTTCTGTATTTTCTGGAATACTTCCAGAAAACTCTGTAATATATAAATTTCCACTACCTAAAGTAATAGTTTGTTTAGTTCTTTTACCCATAATTAATTTCCTTCCTTTCTTATTTTTTCTAAAATTGGATCTAATACCCAAAATGTGCCATACATACCCTCAGAATCAAGCCATTCTGTTTGTGAATCATAGGTATAATAGTCTTTTTTTAATAATTCATTTACTTTTTGTATTTCTTTTAAATCACTATCATTATTTGTTTCGCTGTATCTTTCAATAGTAATATTGTTTTCAACTATATTATTAAGAAGATCAGCACCTCTAACTATTTTTCTATTTACATATAAGAAATAAGGCAATGCTGGAGGTTTTAAATATCTTAATTCTTTAATTTTAAATCCTGTTCCTTCTTTAAACCAATTTTCAATGTTCATTTGCTACTATCTCCTTTACACCACTTACAAATTTTTTCTCCGCTTCTATAACATTTTCACTTAAATATGGATTTCCTTGTACTCTGCCACCATTTCGTTTAGCATGACCATTTGCAAGTAAATGTGTTAATCTATATTCTGGATCCTTAACATACCATGTATATACAGCACTTGTAGATGTTTCTCGAGTTTTCTTATAACTAATATGTCTTTTATATTCCCCAGTTTTTACTGGCGAATCCCTTTTAGTATTTTTAGTCAACTCTACAGCAGTATCTTTTGCCAAAGTTTTTACTTTTTCTGTAACGTTACCAGCATACTGGTTAAGTATTTCTTGCATTTTAGGGGATAATTGAGTAATAGTTATATTATTATTTATTCCCATAGTTGCCTCCTTAAATTGTTACGCATTCTGCAACAAAAGTTAGTTTTAAACGTTTTTCCTGCTTATCATCTACATTCTTTATATCGAAATTTTTATTTTTATATAAAATTCTGTATTGAGATGTATTAAAAATAATATCTTCTAATTTGCTTATATACATAACTTTAAAATTATAAGTATTTTGTGTTATATTAGTTCTGGCGTTAAAGTATTCGTTGCCACTTGATTTATTAACTTCTGCATAGCAAGAGTAATAATCTTCCCATTTTTCGATGTCTGCATTTAATTTTTGAAATTTAATTAGTTTGTTCATAGCCATTTTTTCTCATCTCCATTTTTAGTTGCCATTCTAAGTCATTTAAAATCTTTCTAGTTGTATTTGAAATATTTTTTGAATCTAAATCTCTATAATCGTACAAATCAGAAATAACTAAAAGGGCTATTTGTTTAGCCCTTTCGTCTTCTGTTGGGTAGTTTTTGCCTATGGCACCTTGTAAATACAAGTTTGAAAAATTAATAAGTCTTATAATATTTCTTTTTATTACTTTGTCCTCTTCGACTTCTTCCACTAAAAAGCCTTTATAATCGCATACTTCTTCTATACTTACTGGTACATAAGTAACTTCTTCTTTTTCAGCCATAAGCTAGTCCTCCTTTATTTATGCATGTTCTTCTACAAGAATATAAGCATTTACAAATGCTTTGACATCTCTTACTTTTACATCTTCTCTTTCAATACCTCTAAATATTGTGCAGTCATCTTCAAAAGCGTTTATTTCATCTTCGCCACTTCCTACAACAGCTGTATTAGAAGTCATAATGTTTACTTTCTTTCTATCAAATAATACAATTCCTTCTTTGAAATCTCCAATTAAGAATGGTACTTTTGATTCTGTTGTTGCCATATCATCGTTAGGTATTACTTTTATAGGAACAACAGTTGCACCAGCTCTTAATTGTATATTTGCACTATTTGTTGGATCTGGATTTAATAAAGGTCTTCCGTTTTTATCTTCTAATTGGTCTAAATAATCTAAACCATCATCATTTGTAACAACAACAGAAGTTGGTTTAAATGCTTGTCCTAGTTCTTTATTTAATACAGACTTGATACCTTTTATTCCTGCATCTATAGCTTTAGCTTCTTTTGTTTTTATTGCTGCTAAAATTAAGTTGTTTCTTGTTACTCTTGATTCATCAGCTAACCATGCTAATACTGTATTTACTAAATTTTCGTCAGAATCTTCTAACAATTCATTTGTAATTGGTAAATATCCTGCGTATTTATCAATAGCATATTTTATTCTTGAAAATGCTGGACCTTCAGTAGCAGAAATTGCAGATTTTTCTCCAACCTTTGTAAATCCTTTCTTTTGTTTTCTTGTTTTATATGTTCTTTCTCCAGACATTGTAGAAACGCTTTCAACTGTTACTAATTCTTCTAAAGAGATTTTACTTTCTCTTAATTCTTGAATTTTTGTTACTATATCAGCTGGTACTGTATAACCTCCTTCTGTTCCTGTTCCTTCATTTAAAGTCTTTGCAACTCTTCTGATAGCGTCTGCTACTTCTTTGATTACATTTTTTTCTTGTTTATTTGCTTTTTCTTCTGATACTTCTTCGTCTGTTGGTGTATTATCTTCTTTTTCTGCCGCATACATTCTTGCCTCTAAATCATATTCTTTTTGTAGTTCGTCAGCTTCGTCCATTAAAGCTGTTGCCTTCTCTAAGTCTTTGTTTTCCCCATCCATAAAATCTCTAGCCATCATTCTTTTTTGTGCAATTTTATTTAATAATTCTCTCATTTTTTTATTCATTTTTAATTACCTTCCTTTTCTTTTTGATTTTGTGAAAAAATAAAAGAGTCTAGTATTTTCATTCTTAAATCTAGCTCTTTTTCTAATTCCATATTTTCTTTTTTAACAGTTTTGTCTGCTTCATTTTCTATTATATCAGTTTCTTCTGTTTCTTCCTTTACTTTTTCTTCTTGATAGTTTTTTGTTGTTCCAGCTCTAGGTTGTGCTGGTACTGCAACGAATGAAAGCTCGTACGCTTCCTTTGCACCATCCAGAGTAAAATAACAAATTTTCTTTCCTGCTGCTGTATCATACTCACGTCCCCACATGTGCGGACAATATGTTTTAGTATTGTCTGTACCACATATAGAACAATAAGCATGTTTTGGTTTACAACCAGTAGAAACTTCTTTTTTTATTCCCGCTTTTATTTCTTGAATTAAATCAGCATTGCTATTTGTTTTAACCATATAACATTTTGCAATTAATTGTGTATATATCTCTCCAGCACCTGTAAATTTGCTTGTGTCTTCTTGTACTAATTCGGTATCATAAATTCTAGCAATTTGATTATCTGCTGTTCTTCTATGATCTTTTATCATAGTTTTACCAACATATAATCTTTTTAAATCTTTTAGTGCATTTAAATTAAATGGCTCGTAATTTCTATCGTCTAATTCATTGTCGCCCATAATAACTTTAAATGTAAATACTTCTTCTGCACTTAGAGGACTTAAAGTTAATTTATTAATTTTCTTTAAATCTTCTTCTGTAACTTCTTGACTTTCTACATTAGCAGATTTACAAACTAAGCCTTTGATAAGGTTTTCTCCAATGCCTCTTTTATTGTTTTCTGGATCCATTTGTATAATTTACCCTCCTCTCCTTCAAAATTTTGTATATACTGAGCACCTGTATATTCTACAGGAATGCTAGCACCATTTCCAAGAAGCCTATCGCCTCCTTCTTTTGCTTCCAAATCAAGGAAAGCTCTTGCTTCGTTCGGTGTATATATAAAGTTTGATACACCTTTACTTAGTGTTTCAACCTGTGTTTTTTGGTCTGCTCTAAGTATTACAGCTACGTTAAATTTAAAATGGTAGCCTTCTGTTTCTTCTTCGTCATCTAGTAGTTTATAGCTTATTTCTTCTTCATATTGCTTTATAATATATAACATTGTATCTATGTAAAAACTTAGTTGTTGTGCTTCTGCACTTGAATAACTTGACTTTTCATAATCTCCAATTTGATATGGTTTTATTCCAAAAGCACTAGCAATTTGCAATGCAGAATATTTTTTTACATCTATAAATTGGTTATCAGCAAGTTTTATATTAAGTGGTGTTAAAGTAGCACCTAGAGGAATAGGAATTATATTTTTTATTTGTTCATCGCTATATTTTCCTGTAGCAAATTTTTCAATTCCTTTTGCAAATTCTTTTGCACTTTCATCATTTAAAGAAGATGTGTACTGTACGACTGCTTTTGCTGTAAAACCATTTTCGTACATTTGATTCACTAACTCTTGTGCCTTGTTATTTCCTATAATTGTACTTCTTAATTTATCCCTAACTGACATTCCAGTTATTCCATCAAAAGAGCTTGATGTTTTAAAGTGTAATATTTCTTCTGATCCAAATCTATATGTTCCCGCCGAGCATGTATAAATATAATAAATATCTGGTATATCACTTAATTTTTTAGCGTCATCATACCAAATTTCTACATCTGACGATGGTAATATCCATAAACTTGTTTTTACGTCATTACCCTTTTTCTTAGTATCTATCAAAACATAAGCATTCCCGTAATGGTTTCTATTGTATTCAACAGTAGACCAAAACGTAGTTGCTGTCATATATTTATTAGGTCTTTCGTTTAAAACTCTATATAATGGATGATTCCTACATACTGTTACCCCGTTATTTTCATTATGTTTTAATAATTTTAGCGGTAATTTTCCTAAAGTTTCACTTAATACTTTTAAACAAGCAAAATATGTTGCTTCTGACAATTCGCTTTTATCAGTATCTTGTAAACCTAAAAAATTTACTAATGCTGCCAACTGGTCATTTTTAGTATTATTTGAAGTTAAAGCCTTAAAAGATTTTTTAACTTTATCTATAATTTTCATTTACTCACCCCCCAATTCATCATTTGCAAGTAATTTTTCATTTCCTTGTCAATGTCTACTGGATCTTCCTCTTTTAATTTCATATAAGCTACATGGGCATCTATACAAGCATCAACTGGATCTATTCTTTTGGTTTTAGCTCTTGGCTCTTTATCAACTTTTATTTCGCCAAAACTATTTGCTACTACTTTAGCATTTGAAAAACTCCAGCTTAAAAGTTCATTTTGTTTGTCATACTCTATTTTTCTTGATTTAATATTTAATTTCATATCTTCTGTTGCATCATTTAAGAATCTTGCAGACTGTGTAATTGATAATAAAGGTACTCCAAATTCTTCTAAATCTGATAAAAAACCATCGGCATTATGAGGATCATATCCTATTGCTTTAAGTTTTAAATCGTATGCTTCTATAATTTTTTTTAAATGATTAATAATAAACTTATAGTCGTTCTTATATTCATTTGCCCCACCAGTTATAGTTATTAATCCGTTTTCTTCCCATAAATCATAAGGTGCAACATCTGTTTCTATGTGTTCTTCTAACCTACCTTTAGGCATAAATGAATGTGAATAAATATAAAATTTTTCACTATCTAGCGGAAACTCTAATGAAATTGTAGTTAAATCTCCACCACTTGATAAATCTATACCAGCATAACAGGCTTTTCCACGCATATTTTCTAAAGTTTTATCTGTTTCGCATTCTTTCCATTTATCTATGTCTATAAATTGGTCATCTGTGTTTTTTACCCACATATTTAGGGACTTTACCATAAAGTCCCTTTGTTCATTTCCTCCCATATCTTTAGCAGTTTGCATATCTGTTATTAATACTTTTAATGTATCTTCTTTTGCTGCTAAATAAGGGTTAGCTTTTATTAAATTTTTAGGATCCCATATATCGTCGCCTTTATCTAGTGCGTATATGTCAACAAAGAAGTCTTCTGCAATAGCAATTCCTCGTAAAATATTACAACAATAATTATCCAATTCATAGCATGGCGTATTAATTTTATCGCCTCTAGTTGTAATTATGCTTATTAATGTTTCTGGAAGTGATTTTGTTCCATTATATAGAGCTTTATATATTTGATTCGTTTTGTGTTGGTGGTATTCATCTATACTTGCATATATAGCTCTGAATCCATCATCTAAACCACTTTCTTTACTTAATGCCTCTATTGTGCAATGCGTTTCATTAGCAATAATCGTTGATTTATAATCTTTTACTGCAAACATTCCGTCTTTTTCACTTGCAATATCTTGTCCTGCCAAGTCTTCATCACTTTGTATGAATTTTGACATTTCTTCCCATGCAAGCCTTGCTTGACGTTTCTTAGTTGCTGCTGTAAATAATTTCCCGTAATAATAACCGCTAAATCCTGCAATATATGTTCCTCTAATACCATTTTTAAAAGTTTTACTATTTTGTCTTGCCATTGATTCGTAAGATCTTCTAAACCTTCTTTTGCCTTTTTCATTATACCAACCAAACAAGCAACCCATATCAAAAATTTGAAATCCTAATAATTGTACTGGCTTTTTTTCAAAACCTTCTCCAATAGTTAAGGTTTCTGCGTACTCTAAAATTCTTTCTGATTTTGCAACATCCCAATAATATGGAAATTCTGCTGTATTCTGTCTTTCTAAATCTCTTAAATGTCTTTCACAGGCTAGTCTATGTAATTCTCCTGTAAAAACTTCTCTGTTTACAACCTTTCGAGCATATTCTGTTACTCTATCTATCATTACCCCACGAATTTAGCAAATTTATTTTCTTTCGGCTTTTCTGGTGGTTCTGGTACTATTAATCTGCATCTGCTTGTAATAGTTAATCCTAAATCACTAGCACATTGCCTACATTGTTTGAAAGCTCTGTCTTGATTTATTAAGTTAGTATCTATCTCGCTCGAAAGTAAAGCCTGCATTTCCATATTATCTTTATTTTGTTTTGACGACTTCTTTTTAAAAGCTGTGCTTAATGCCTTTGTGAATTTTAAATAGTTATCTTTAGATATTAAATAACGAGCTAGACAGTCTTCGTCTAACTCGGTCATTATTCCTATATCTACAAGTTTTGTTGCAATTTCCATAAACTCGTTTTTTTGTTTCTTACTTAAATAGCTTGGTGGCTTAACATCTTTATAGTCATCTGTGTTTACTTCTGTACTTTTTCTTTTTGCTATTTCTTCTTTAGTAAGATGTTTCTTCCCCTTTGCTATAATAAGTTCTATTGGCTCTCTTTGTTTACCATAACCTGCCATAATTCCCACCTCTATTTTTAGCATACGCATTTTTGAATTTTGGTGCTACTGATGAAGCGATTATGGGGAGTTTTTTCTACGAAGACCTCCCCTGCACCGATACCCCATATAAAATCAATACTTTTTTGCCCACCCCCTCGGGTGTTAGTCCCTCCTATAAAGAAAAATTTTTAATTATTTTTCTTCACTTTTTTTAGTATTTTTTGTACTTGTTTTTGAGTTGCTTTTAGTTTTCTCTTTTTCTTCTTTTTCTTCGTCAGATTCAACTACTGGCTCAACTTCTTTTTTATCTTCTTCTTTGCTTTCTTCTTCGCTAACCTCATCTATTTCTTCGTTGCTTTCTTCTTCTTTTTCTTCACTAGGTTCTATTACTTCTTCCTCTTCTTCTTTCTTCTCTTCGTTGTTATCTTCTACTATGTCAACTCTATCAACTACTGTTGCTCCTTCTGGTATATCATCTACAGGTGTTATATCCCCTACTTGTCCCTCTGGTATTTCTTCAACAGCTATGTATAACTTTCTTTCATTTACTAAATAATCTTTTCTTTCTTCTGTTAGTTCTATGTTATCCTTTTTATATTCGTTCTCTAATACTGCTCCCTTTTCTATATATCTATCTAATACTACATCTTTATAACCTCTATCAGCTATATATTTCATTTTAAATCATCCTTTCTTTATATATATTTAATCAATTATTAATTTATAGTGTTACTTCAAAGTCTATTGCATAAACACTTACTATTCTTATTGCATTATTTCTATTATGCTCTAGCTTATCATTATAAGTATTCAAATAATAGTCTAGCTTATTATCTATGCTAGAATGCTTATTTATTATGTATTCTGTGTCATTTTGTCCGTGGTATTGTTACTTCCACACAAACACATTGATTATTTGTTTTTGCTTCTTCAAATGTTTTAATTAAGTGTTCCTTGGTAAGTTTATCTACCTCTTTTACTTCCGGCATATTTATTCCCCCTTTCTTTTCTTTGGAAACGATTATGCCTTTTATCATGGTGGAAATGACATAACGCTCTTAAATTATAATAATCTAGCCTTCGTTCCCATCCTTCTGGTGTTTCTATAGGTACCAAATGGTGTACTTCTTCTGCTAGTTGTATTATATAACTATTATCTTTGTTGTTTTCTTCTATGCAGTCCTCACATTTATAGGCATATTTAATATTTCCATATTTTATTTTTAAATCTTGTAAATATCTTTCCTTTAATTGTCGCCATTCTTTGCTTTTACGAAATTTTACTAATTTTGGATCTCTCGATTTATTGTATTTTTTATCATACAATTTTTGTCTTTCTTCTTGCTGCTTTTCTACTATTTCTTTGCACCTAGGGCAATATCTATTAGGATATTCTACAATTTGCCCACATTTTGCACACATTTTTATAATCATTTTTTATATTCCCTTATTTTCAATTCTTCTATGTATTTTTTTAAATTATTGTGATTACTAGCCTTGTTTTTTTGGTAATCCTCACATTTTATTATTGTTATATTTCCGCTTCTGCATTTTTACAATGTTTCCACTACATTTTTTATTAATACATGAAAAACATATTTTACTTTTGTATTCTTCTTCCATAATCTACCTCACATATAAAATAATTAATTCGTGAAGAAACACCCTTGTTTTTTATCTATATTTACAGGAGGTTATGAGAAAAATATTTTTATTTTAGGAGTTTATGGTATTACATTTAAAAAAACTTCACTAAATTAATTAAAACGCTAAAAAAGTGCTCTTTTTTCAAAAAGCACTTTTCAGCTACTAAAATAAAAGGGGAATATCCTTTTAGTAGAGTTATTTAAGTATGCCTACTTAAACTTTCTCCGAGTATAATTATATAATGAAGTAATATATATTTTCTACCAAATTTCCGACCAATTTTTGATTTTTTATATATTTATTACTTCTAACATAATTTCTAGTGCTTTATCTCTAATATTTTTTAGTTGATTTACTGTTCTAGGCTCATTATAAACTTGTACATAAGTTGTTGCTACATAATTCCATTTAGGTTCGTACATATAGTAAGTTTTTATTATTAATTTTTGCTCATTATTCAAAGCTTTTAACATTCTATCTACTTTTCCTACTAAATCCCTTAATGGTTCTGCTTTTTCATTATATGTATAGTTTTCATTCATGAGTTTTATTTTATCTGCTTTATTTATGTATGTTAATTTTTCCTTATAAGTTAATGCAATATCTTCCGTTGGTCTATTTATTTTATTTGTTTTTCCTCTTGGCATATCTGATATAGTAGGCGAATTAAGGCTCATTTCTTCTATTACCTCTTCTTCGCTTTCTTGCATCTTCTTTCCATTAAATTTTAATAAAACTTCATTTTTAGCAATTTTATTTTCTAATTCCTCTAATTGAGATTTACTTTTTAAATATCCTTTTAGCATTGATTCTATTTCGCATTTTTCATACATAATTGCACTCCTTTCATTCTTTAGTATTTTTTAGTATTTGATAATACCTTGCGTATGTATATGGTTCTTTATTATTTTTCACAATTTCATTAATTACATTTCTCTGTATTCCCTCACTTTGTAATAATTTCATAAATTTTTTCTTTGTTTTTTTTTTATTTAAAATAGTATTAAAATTCTTAAATACAGAATTAAAAGCATCACACATTTTTTTGCCTAATTCACATATTACATCTACCATAACCTTTACAGTTTCTTCTAATTTTTTAAATGCTTTTTCTATTTCGATATATTCCGCTTCTTTTATCTTTATTTTTTTATTATCTGCATCGCATATAATTTCAGTAACATAACCTGTTTTTATTAAATTTTGTGCGTTTTCAATAGTTACTTTTTCATAATCTATTTCTTTCATTTTTCCTCTTTTCCACTTCTTATGATTTTTTCATTATTGTATAAACAGTATCTGCTGCAAATCCTTCTTCTTCCATATTTTTAGTTTTAGTTTCAATTATAAACATAGGTTGTATAAATATTTCGCATTTTTCATTTACCCATAATTCATAATTTATTAATTTTTCTCCTTGTCTTATTAAATGTGTTAATTCATTGTTTAGTTTTTCATTTATATTTATTCTTTCTTCGTTTACTCCTTTTAAGTAATTAACTTCTTTTTGGTTCTCATCTTTTAAAATACTAATTGCTCTACCTTGATAAGAATTATAGATTTCTTTATTGCTATATCCAGATTTTTTTGTATTTAAGTCATTTAGCATTAATTCTATTATTTTATCTTTTTTTCTCATTTCTATTTTTTGTGTAGTCATTACTATTTCAGCTGTTTTTTTAACTTCTTGTAGTTCTAAAAACTTTTTCTGTAAAAAATCAATGTCCCACTTTTTTATTTCCTCTTCTGTAAATGTTTTTATTTTTTCTAAATCTTTCATATTCCGTACCTCTTATATTCTCTTTTACTTTGTAAAAAACATTTTCTTACTTCTTCGTCAAGTCTAATTTCTTTATTATCCTTTTTTATAAAATAGTATAATTTTTGCCCTCTTGGTTTTCTTTTATATACTTGATATTCTATATTGTCTTTTAATCTTATATAATAACCCCAGTCGCCCGGATGCAAATTTGTTAATACATATTCTTCAAGCGTTATTTCTTCATTCATTTTCTTTTGCCTCGACTTTCTTTCTAAAATAATCTATTACTACTTCTTTATTATCCCAAACAATACCTTCTTCAAATATCTTTTCTGACATTAAATTTATTATTTTATTTTGTTTTACTATTTCTTCTTCCTGTTTTTGATATTGATATAATAATTCTAATGTTACTTCATGCTCCTTTTTTAATTCTCCTCTTTCATAACGAATTGCTTTTTTACAATGTTCTTCTAATCTATTTAAGTTTTCCTCTGTTAATATTTTAAATGGATTTTGCATATAGTTTGCTTGATATATATTAACAAGATTATTTTTAAAAATTTCTTTCCTTGTATCAAGCCAATTCGTAGTATAAAGATTTTCAAGTAAGCTATTATCTTCTTTATAATTATGTATCTCATCAAAAATAATAATTTTTGCGTGTTTTCCATATTTATATTTTTTTGTTAGGATTTTTCTAATAAATGTTCTAAATTTATGCTTTTTTATTTTTTTGTATATCTTATTAAAGAATTTTCGGTTATTTTTTTCAATTTTATTCATTTGTAGCCCCTTTCATAAAATTATTTTTTAATAATTCTTTAGGTAACATCGAATAATCATACATTAATTTGTTAGCAACATTTAGCATTTCATTTCTTGCTACTACATTTTCTGCATCTATAGGCTTTAAAAATGGAATTTCTATTTTTGCATTTTGCAAATCTATATTATTTATTTGTTTCTGCACTTTTTCTCTTAATTCTAACGGTGGAATCCAATTAAAGCCAAAATAATTAAAGAAAACATCGTTTGTATGTGTAAACCAAAAATATGTTAGCATTTCTCTGATTTTACTAGGTGTACTATGTGCTAATATGTAATTCCTTTCTTTTTCGGTATAATCTTTTAATTTCTTTATTTCTACTATTAATTCTAATAATTCTTTATATGAATATAGATTATTCATACTTGCCATACTTTTTGCAATAGCTGTATTCTTTATTTCTTCCATATCTGGAGAATGTATATTTATTAATTTATAATATAATTCTTCCGCTTCTTCATCGTAAAATTGGTTTACTATTTCTATATTACCATTGCAATGTCTAGCAACTGTTAATGCACTTATACTTTTTCCATTTGAAATATCTACGCTAATAACTAAATGATCTTCCATATATCATAATTCCTTTCTATATTTTTCAAATTCTCTTAAAATATTATTGCATATTTTTTCTTTCTCTATATACTCTGGTGTTCCCGGTATTCCATCTTTTCCTAACCAATTTCTAGGTTGTTGTTTAAGTGCTTTTTGGTATCTTTCAACTGACTGCTTGTATCTAAGTTCTACTGATATGCTATTAATATTTGCCTTATAAATTGCTTCTATGTCATGGTTAGAAAACCATAATAAATCTCTATATGTCAAAACAGCCATTATTAAATCTTCTTTTTCTACATCTTTATTATTTCTTATGTCATTATAAATTTCATATAATGTTTTATTACTCATTATTAGCCCCCTTGTACCTTTTTCTCATCATCTCTTTATTAAAGCATTTTCCACAAATTCCGTATCCTATTCCAATTTCATTATGTATTTCACAAGATGTATTACTATCCCCTGCTTTAATTTTTCTTCCACAATGAGCACAATTTATTATTTCTTCCATATTGCCTGTATATATCTTGACATTCCATTCACTTGGCACACAATATTTTTCATATTTATGTTTTTCGTAATTCCACTTATTTAATATTATTGATTTTTCCTTATAATTTACACAATTTGCATTCCCATTAATATTGATTCTTATATTGCATAAATCTTTATCATTTAATTTATTTTCACATTTGCTGCATACCTCTTCTACATATTCTTTATTATTCATAAATAATCACTCCTATAAAAATTTTACTTTTTCTGGTTTTATTTCTGTTTTAGGTGGCTCTATTATTTCTTTTACCATTCCTAAATCAAATTTTGTAAAACATTCATTATATCCATATAGCATGTCCTTATATAAAAACATATTTTTATTTACTTGTTTTACAAATATGTATTCATGGTTATTTTTACTAATAATCTTTAGTACTCCCATAATTAATCTCCTTCTGTTTGCCTTTGCATCAATTTCCATAATTTTTTATTTTCTATTCCCTCGTCTATATCTAAAGCATCAAAGGCTTTTTCTAAAGCACTTAATCCCATTGTAAATAATTTTCCTTTTTCTTCATCTGCAAATTGATTTACCATATCATACAAAGCATATTTTAATTTTTTAATTTCTTGATTTTTGTTCTTTTCTACCATCTCATAATGCTTGATTTTTGCTTTTAAACTTTCTTTATGTGCTATTTCCGCTTCTCTACATAATGATCTAATTAGTGAATTTTTTAATATATCTTTATCTACTTTTAATTCTTGTTTTATAGCCTTTTTTATTGATCTTAACGGAGAATATTCGTAAATTTTATCTCCTATTTTGTTTTCTACTAATACGCCTATTTCTTCTGGAATATCTTGTTTTACTTCATGATATAACTCCCTTGGCATTACATAGTAGTTATAATTTCCAACAAATGTATTATGGCATTTGCTATAAAAATCACTTTTAGTTACTTTTATTTCATAACACTTAAAACAATTATTTGTATCGTATGTAAGAAAATCAACTCTCTCGTTTCCAAACCATCCTATTGTAACTTCTGGGCAGCCAAATATACCTTGTTTTCCTGTATATCTTCTTAAATACTTTTCAAATTGTATAGTTTCTTTAGTTTTAGACATTTTTACACTCCTTTATTTCTATAACTTGATAATTACTACCAAATTTTTCATTTGTATAATCGCATAATTCCTGTGCTTTTTTCTTCCTTTTATATGTAAATAATCTTAAACCCTTATTTATATCTTTACCATTAAATATAAATGGCTCTATAGGGTACTTTTGCCTATATATTCTTTTTCTTCCTAAACTTTTTAGGTAATATAAAGCATTATCTCCATTTTGTCCCATACTTTCGCCTTTAGCGTTAAATACTTCTTTGCTTTTTTCAACACATATATACATTTTATTTTTTCTCCTTATGGTACTTAAATATTTTTTCAATTTTTTTTAATTGCTTTCTTAACGAAAAACTATGTATTATCTTATATTCTGTAAAAATTGCAGCATATTCATTATTGAATACTGTTGTTGGTTTTTTATTGTTAGCAACCATATAATCAGCTATTGGTTCTTTTTTCGATTCTGTCCTTTTTAAATCAGCAATTAAAATATTTTTGTTATCATAAATTATAATTTTACTCATTTTTAACCTTTCTTAACTCATAAACATAGTTGTTTGCCCATTAGCTAATATTCCATTTAGTCTATCTATGCTTATTTTGTGATATTCTGGATCTATTTCAATTCCTATATATTTTCTTCCTAATTCTTTAGCTGCAACACAGGTTGTCCCGCTTCCAGAAAAGCAGTCTAATACTATATCCCCTTCATTACTAGAATTTTTAATTAATGTTTTTATTATTCTTAATGGCTTTATGGTAGGATGTTTATATTTTTTCTTGTCGCTTATATTTATAGGCATATACCATACTGTTTTAGCATCGTTATAAGATTTAGGGTTACAATATCCACTTTTTCTAAAATATAAGCAATATTCTTTGTCATTCATATATTTATTACTGTATAGTGGAGTTGCATTTGTTTTATTCCATATCAAAATATCAAATTTACAATGATTTTGTTTTACAAAAAAATCTAAATAATCTGGTATTTGTTTTCCATTGCACCAAATATAAATATTTATATTTTTCTGTATTCTTATTAAATCTTTAAAAATATTACTATCTATTCCACTAGTTAATTTTTTTTCTTCAATTTCTGTATTCATTCCCCTTATTGATTTTGCTAATCTACTTCTGGTCCCACCATTTGTATTTTCTATTAAATATGGAGGATCTATAATTATTAAATCTATGCTATTATCTGGTATTTGTTTAATTATTTTATAGCTATCTCCTAAAGTTATATTATTCAATAACTGATTAAATAAAATACCTGTGTGTGTGTGTGTGTGTGTGTGTAGAGTATCAAGGGTTACAGCATTTATATTATCTTTGTTCATTTTCTAATTCATCCTTCCTTCTTACCTCTATATCTAATGATCTTTTTATAAACTCTTTGCAAGCTTCTTGCTGCGAACTTTCTATTTTATTACAAAAAGGATATTTCCCACAATTAATACATTTCATATATTTATTCCACTAGTATTCTTCAATTTTTACATATATTTTAGATGTTTCCGCATATTTCTTTTCTACTTCTAATTTTGTTACTTGCGTATCATCTTTAAAAGCAAATTTATTCATTGCATCTAATACAATTTTTATAATATTATCTATATCTGGTTTTTTTGTTGGACTTATATTGTCTTTCAACATTTCCGCTTCTTTCTTTTTACTTGTACTTTTAGGTATATCAAAATATGCAATTATACTTACTTTTATCCTATTTTCTAATGGCTTAAAATTAGGATATTCTCTAATAAACCATTGCCTTAAAAAATATTCATAATTTTTAGTATTGGTTGGTGTATATGCTCTACCTGTTCTTGTATTCATTCTAGGTCTTGCTTTTCCTACAATACTGCCTGTCATTTCAAATTCATATATCATTTGTTCCACCTCTTTATTTTTCTGGCATGAAATAAACTTTTGGTACATTATAAAACTTAGGCTGTCCTTTTTCTTTTCCTTCCACTCTCGCAACTGTTTTATAAGCATTTATTATTTCTGCCAATATTTCTTTTGCCCTATCGAATGAATCATAAGTTGCAATTACATCCCAGTTATCATCTGCATAATTAATTTCTATGTCATATTCATTTTCGCTAGGTTCTATTTTTATAAAATTAATTCTTTCAAAATTTACTATTAAATCATTTTCTTGACCTACTATTAACATTATTTCTATTCCTCCTCTTCAAATAATTTTATTGCAGATCTTAAACATCTATTATGTAGTGCTAATTCAATATCTCCATGTTTTGTAACTAAATGCGTAAATTTTATTGTTCCTCCTGTCATTTCTTGTCTTTTTTTAAGTATTTTTATTTCTTCTCCGCAATAATCGCATTTGTAATAGTCATATTCCTTTTCATTTTTATACTTTATTAGGTGCTTTCCTTCTTGTGGTTTCGGTTTCATTTTTGTATATACTGGCACTGCTTTTCTACTTGATAATCCATATAAATTGTTCATTTTTAACCTCTTCCATTCTCTAATTCATCATGCAAACACACTATGAAATAATTTATTATTTCTTCCAGTTTGTAATCTGGCTTTTGTGTTATATATTTTTTAGTCTTCTGATACCTTAATACAAACTTGTCTCTTTTTAGATCATTTAGAAATACTTTATGCGGACTTTGGTATATTTCCTTTACAGCCCATAACATGATTCTTTCATCTAAAAATCTATCTACTGACATTATTTCATAGGCTACTATATTGTCTACATACATTTCTAAACGCTTTAATAAAACTATTAGAGGTTCTCTATCATTTTCAGAAAGACCAATTTTTGCTCCGCTCTCTTTTTTATAAATATAATTAAATAATAAGTTTAGTTTAGTTATAATGTGTTCGTCTGTCTGTCTGTCCGCTTGTGCGTTCGGTTGTGCGTTCGGTTGTCCATTCGCTTGTTCAAAATATAATTTTACTATTGTATAGGTCGAAGCATCATTTTGATTTATTCCGCTTCTTATATAAAATATAATTATTATTTATTAATTCATTTCTAGCCCTTTGCAGAGCTGATATACTTAAATTTTTTATTTTGCTCATTAGAATAGTATTTGTTACTTTAAACTCTGTAAGCCAGTCTGTTTTTCTGGCTATTTGCAACAATATGTTGTATATTGCAATAGCACTTGCTGAGATAGGCTTATAGTCTAATGTAGAATAAAATTCAGAGAGCTGCTTTTCTATATCAATTTCATTTTTTCTATTCACATACTATACACTCCCTCCTTTGTATTTTTCGACAAAATCTCTTGTTCCATTAGAAACAATTTATTTTGGAGTGTTTACTTTTTTATTACAAAGTAATACTTTAGGTTGGTAATGTTCTCTTGGTAAAATATATAAATTATCTTCTAAATATTTTTCCTTAACCACTTCTTTTAATAAAAATAGCAAAGCAGTATTATTAATTGAATATGTTACATTAAAGTATTGTTTTAAATCTAATGTTGCATAAACATAACGCATTGCTCTTTCTGCTTTTGATGCAGTTGTTCTATGCTTTCTTGCTACCATATAGTATAATTCCATCATCTTTAATTCTGGTCTATTGTTTAAATCTATATCTAAAGTAATATAGATAGCTGTTACCCAGTATTTAAAGCCTAAATGGTGTACTTTAATTCCCATATCTTTTAATATCTGTTTTGCTATTGTTTCTATTTTTGTTTTTATTTCTATTTCTGTTCTATTTACTAATTTGCTGCTTTCCATTTGTCTATTCCCCCTTATAAATAATTTAAAGGCATCTTTTGTACTTCTATTTTCCTGTACTTCCAAAACCTCCTGTGCGTTCTCCTTCTGCTGTATCGTCATCTGTTTTAGCGTACTTTACAAATATACCTTGTCCTAGCTTTTCTCCTGCTAATAATGTTACATCCTCTTCTAACATATTGTAGAATACGAAAGCCATCTCGCCTTCATTATCTGGATTACTATAATAATCACTATCCACAACTCCTACACCATTTAATATTATTAAGCCTTTTTTCTTAGGGTTGCTGCTTCTATTAAATAGTAGTAATACCTCATCTTCTGGAAATTGTGCTTTAATTCCTGTTGGAATCATTGTTATTTCGTGAGATTTACAAGTTACATTTTTAGGATTAAAAAAATCGTATCCTGCACTATTTTTAGTGCTTCTTTCTGGTAACTTGTTACATTCATCACTTTTTTTATTTACAAATTCAAATTTTCTCATTTTCTTTTTCCTCCATATCAAATTTTTCTATTATATTTAATAATTTTTCTAGTTCTGGATTTCTCCATCCATAACTAACATACACATGGGCTTTTTCACTATAATTGTAATTGTTTTCTTGTAAATGTCTTTCTGCACTCTTTAAAGTTAAAAAAGCACCTTGTTTTTCTCCTCTATCTATAATTTGATAAACAACAGGCTTACTTGTTCCTCTTCTATCCTGTGTTTTTAAATCATGTGCTAGATTTTTTAAAAATTCTATATCTTCTTCATTTAAAATTTCTTTTAAACACATTAATATATTCCCCCTATTTAATTTTTTTGTTTACTATGCTATAATCATTTTGAAAGGCGGTGTTTATTATGTCAAAAAGAGATTTAAGCAAAGTAGCCATTGACGATAGCAACTCAACATTTGATGTAGATTTTATAAAGAAAAATACTAATTTTAATAGTCCTACTGAATTTTGCCATGCTTTAGGTGTATATACTTTAGAAGATTTAGTAAATCTAAAACCAACTTCAAGTCTTGATGATTTTATTTCTAAAAATACCAAGTTTAAAACTTACGAAGAATTTACTATTGCTCAATTACCTAAATATATGCAAGATGTTTTATGAATTTAGCTTTATAAAATCTTGATAGAACATGAGTTTTTATTTGTGTTCTATTTTTCTTGACTTTTTGCACCTTTTTTGTTAAAATAAACAAAGAAAGAGCATTTATACAAATTCTTTTAAGGACTAACTATTACTTTGGTCGGTAGGTGTTAGTTCTTTTATTATTTCTTTTAATGAATCAACTATTTTCTTATTTTTGTCATAATCTTTTTGTCTATTTTCTAATTCAATAATTCTTTCGCCTTGTCTAGCAATTATTTTTGTTGCAGATTCTAAATCTAATGTTCCGTTTTCAGTATCTGGCATCTTGTTTTCCTCCTAATTCTTTTAATTTATTTTTCATAATATTTAATGTATGTTTCATTTTATCTAGCCTTTTATAATCAATTTGCAAATAACTACATTCTTCTAATAATTGCTCGTAATATTCCATCTATTTGCCCTCCACTAACAATATTTTTATAATTTGACCTTCATATATTGATGCAGAAGTCATATTATTTAGTTTTTTTACTTCATATATGTATTCTCTTGGATCTTGATTTTCTAATTTGTACTTTTCTGCAATTTTCCATAATGTATCGCCTTTACAAACAGCATATTCAATTTCCTTTGTTTCTACCGCTTCGTTACTTGCTAAAACGCTATTTATTACCATAAATCCTAGAACAAATATAAATACTATTGTTAATATTGATTTAACAAACTTTTTTCTGTTTACACCCTTTAATTTCATTAGTAATCCCCCTTTTTTCTTTTTTTGCTGTACCATTCTCTTATTGCACTACCTAAAGCAACTTTTTCTTTTCCAAAATCTTCACTAGGAAAATCCTGCAAATTATAAATGCTTAATGCTGTTGGTACACTACAATTTCTTAACTTTGCAAATTCCGATGGAGAATAAAAAACATTATCTTTTAATTCCATTATTTGCCCTCCTTTTATTTTAGTGTTCTGACGCGAATTTTAATTTTTCTAATCATTTCATCCTTCTTTCTGTTCGTTTTCTCGAACTTTTTCTTTAAAAAAATATTCGATAATCATTTCTAATGGTTCATCAAGAATTTTACAAATATTTTTCATTTCTTCTCTAGTAAAATCACTCGTACCATTAAATTTGTAGCTCAATGTTGTTTCATTCATTCCTAACTTTTCTGCTAATTTTCTTCTAGTACCTAATTTTTCTGTAATTTTCCCCAATAGCTTGGAATAATCGTATTTTTCTTTTGACATATTTCTTCTCCTTTCTGTTCGTGTTCTCGAACTAGAATTATATTACCAAACAAAAAAATAAATGTCAATACTTTTTTCAAAAAAAATTCGAGTTTCTTAATTTTTTTTAGAAAATTTATTGTATTTTTTAGAATTACTTGTTATAATAAGCTTATGAAAGAATGAAAGGAGTATATCAAATGAGCGAGTCTTTTTCAAAAAGATTAAAGGAAGCTATGCGAATAAGAAACATGAATCAAGCGGAATTATCACAAAAAAGTGGAATTTCTAAATCTTCTTTGAGTGAATATTTAAAAGGTAAATATGAAGCAAAACAAACAGGTCTTTTTAACCTTGCTAAAGCTTTAGATGTAAACGAAGTATGGCTTATGGGTGAAGATGTCCCAATGGATAGGTCTTACGGTAGATCCAAAGTAACAGAAATTCCTGTAATAAATTTATCTACAAATGAAGTTATTCAAAAAATTCCTTATATTTATAGAACAGATGTTAAAGATATATGTATTGAAAATATTTTTGCAATATATGCAAATGATAGTTCAATGGCTCCTTTATTAGATAATGGAGATATAGCAATTATTCAAAAACAAAACTCTTTTATTAGTGGCGGAACATATTTGCTAAAAATAAAAAAGGGCTATCCAATTATCAGAAAAGTTATACAAACAACAACTGATATTGAATTACAAGCAATGAACATGTGGAATTATCCAACTCAAACAGATTTAAAAAACACTGATATTGAAATTTTAGGAAAGGTAATAAAAGTAGAAAATCAAAGTGCTTTTAAATAGGTAATCAAGGCATGTTAGTTCATAAAATTAATTTCAAAGTACATGGCAGTAGTTATTGCAATGAGAATAATATAGAAATTCAAGAAGAAATAGCACATATTTTGAAAGAATATAAAAAAAATAATTGGTTTAATCAACTTTATGGAGGATATACAAAAAGAGAAATAATTGATATGAATTTAAGCGTTTCAGAATATGAAGGATATATATTCTCTGGCTCTTTGAAAAAAGATGCTTATGCAAATGAAACATGTTATAAAGTTTATATAGATACATTTGATAATAAAAAATTTCATATAGGTTATGTTCCTAAAAATATAATTGAAGAAATTACACAATGGCTTAATAAAGAAGATTTAAAATGTATTACTAATATTGAAATTATTGGTGGAAAGTGCAAACATTATGTTTTAAAGCAAGAAAATTATAACGATATTGAAACTGTTGAAACAGAATTCTTAAATTATGGATTTAAAGTAGAATTGCGATTTTGTAATAATCTACCTTTATCAAATGATAAACAAGAAAAGAAAAAAGAAAATTTTCTTCATAAGATATTTAATAGAAAATAAAAGTGGAAAAGTGTTATGTTTTCGCGTCAGAACACTTTCCCAAAGGTTGTAAACACTCCGAAGAATGAATACGCTATCATTATATCTAAATAGCTTTCATTTTTCAAGTGTTATTAAAAAATTATTTGAAAAAATGGAGGTTTTTTATTTATGGGAACTCATAAAAAGCGTGGAAACGGCGAAGGTACTATATTCAAAAGAGAAATAAACGGAAAAACAATGTGGGTTACAGAATACACTATTGCAATGTATGATGAAAAAACTGGAAAAAGAAAGCGTAAAACTATATATGGAAAAACTAGACAAGAAGTAAAAACAAAGTTAGAAAAAGTCATAACAGAATTAAATACAGATACTTATGTAGATAAATCAAAAGTAAAGTTTAAAGACATAGCAAAAGAATTTATAGATACTGGATATAAATTAAACAAATTAAAAGATTCATCTTATAGAAGGAAGCTATTAACACTAAAAGAAATAGAAACGCATTATATAGCAAATATGGAACTTCAAAAAATAACAGAAAATGATTTAAAAGATTTCTTTATATATATTACCAAATACTCTAATTCTGTTATTGCTAAGATTTATGGTATAGTAAATCAGACATTTAAAATTGCAGTTAGAAGAAACATATTAAGATTTAATTTTTTAGATGATCAGATAGAATTTTCAATACCTTATTCTAATATTAAAGATAAAAAAATAACCGCTTTTACAATAGAAGAGCAGCAACAATTTGTGGAAGCAGTTAGTCAAGATGAAAAATATAGATATAGGTATCAGTTTTTATTAAGTTTATTTACAGGTATGAGAATGGGCGAAATTAACGCACTAGATATTAACGATATTGACTTTAAAAACAAAATTATTCATATTAGAAGAACAATTACTCGTGGGCTTGATGAAAGGGCTAAAATTGGATCCTACACTAAAACAGTAAGTGGCGTAAGAGATATTATAATGGATAAACAAGTAGAATGTATATTAAAACAATATTTATCTACTTTATATGTAGAAAATGATTTACATTTGTTATTCTGCAACTCTAAAAAGCAATGTATAAGTACCGATACAACTAATATGATGTTTAAATATATTTGTGAACAATATAATATTGGAAAAGGATTCGAATTACACCAGCACATGCTAAGGCATACATTTGCTACAAGATGTATTGAATCTGGTATGCCCGCTTCTGTTTTAGCAAAAATTATGGGGCATGCTAATGTATCAACTACTTTAAATGTATATTGTGAAGTCTTTGACAAATTTAAACAAACACATATAGATATGTCTTACGAATACTTGAAGAAAAACAAATTAACAATAAATTTTTAATAGCATTTTATACAGCCACCGTTACAGCCTTGCATAAAAATTTTAAAATATTTTGTATTTATTTTAAAATATATTAAAAATTGAAAATGTAGCAATATGTAGGGTTTAAACTATTTTGAAATAAACTCAATATATGTTTAAACCCTTGATTTTCGGCTGCTTTTGCCAACCATTGAAGTCTTTTCCATCATATTCTATTATCAATTTAAT